AAACCTTCCTTTGTACGTATCAAAGCTTCCTCACTATTTTTGATATTTGTACCAAGTTCCATCCTCTGATCAACTAACTGTTTTTCTAATTCTGTAATTAAAGTTTCCATAATTAAAAGCTATTAACTAATTACTAACACTATTTGTCACTAGTAACAATCTTTATTGGTGCCTGTTCGATTCTTATAGTCTGGGTAGGTACAGCAGATGGTAGATTTTCTTTATCTTTTCCATCCTTCTTTTTCTTACCTACATCCACAGAAAATGTGGCTAGGCATCCCGTAAAAACGCTGGCTATGAAAGTGATGTCCTTGGGTCCACCATCCTTTGCTAACCCTGGAAAAGTGATGTAGTTCAAAGAAATTATGAAACCGGCCCAGACCATTACACCCAGTCGGATAAAGGTTCCTAGAATCTCTAGTTGCTCCTCTTTATCATCAAGACTTTCTTTAAGTTTACCGAGTGGTCCTTTCTTCTTTGGATCTACTCCTTCTTTGTGATCTTTTGTACAAGACATATCTAAATTTGTATATAAAAATAGTCTACAGGCATCAATTTTTGATACAGAATTTCTGTTTATGGTGGTGGTAGACTTATGAATATTTATACTTAAACATCATGTGGAAGATACTCCCTTTTCTTCTGTTGTTTGCAGCCCCAGTCAGAGCAGATATTACTTCGAAGCTAACTAGTAGTGTCCAACTCCAGGTGAACGCTGCAGCAACCCAGGTTGAACGAATAGGAACAACCTATTCAGTAAGTGGATCTGGTGTCGATACAACTTACACACCAACTGGTGGCAGTGCAGTCTCAGATGGTATTGGAGGCTTAACTATAGCAAGTGGAGTAGGTTCAATACCAGCTCTAGAAGTTACACAGAAGACAGCTGGCAACAGCTTCTCATTCACACAATCGTTTACTCAAGGAGATGCGGTTGCTACAAGTGCTCCTAGTGTCGGAGCAGTAGGTAACTTCAGTAGTCAAACTTCTACTGCATCAGGATCAGCAGGTGACCTTGCAGGTACAATCACAACTGCAGGAGCGATCACACTAGTTGGAGGCGGTAGTGGTACCAGTGCTGTTGGTCAATTCACCAGTGAGATCAGTATCAAATGAAGTTAAAGGATCATGCTTTTGCAATCAAAGAAAATGAAGATGAGAAAGATCCTGAAAAGTGTGATACCTGTGGTCGTATTAAGCTCACTGAATGTATCTGTAGAAGCCGTTCCCATCGTTCCCAACTTTCAGAGTGGTAGTCTTACCAGTCACACTGAGACATCCAGTACGGTAACGGAGACAATAAATGTGATCGAATACCAAACGGGCTGGCAATATACAGTTACAGGTAATAATATAAGCACAGATAGTAACAGCTTGGTGCCTCCTGCTACGAGCACAACCCAAGCAGTAAATGGGATTAATTCTACGTGGACAAGCCTAGATGCTACAAATATGCCGAACTTCTCTGTAACAGATTCAAGCAAACCTTGGCAACTGACCACAACTTTGAGTCAACCAGGGCTAAAATCTCAGACCATAATCCAGAGGACCACCGAGGTAACTTCAGTCACAGACACGGTTTCCACGTTCAGTCAGTAAAGTATTTACTAGTTGCATTAAACATATTCAGTACTCCCATCTATGCCAATGAAGTAGGTGGTGTCAGTGCTACTGCCAACCCAGTGGCAAATTCCAGTGGGTCAGTCACAAATCAGGCAATACAGGTTTTACAAGGACCATATATAACTAACACTTATGGCAATGCAGTTTCATGTCAAGGATCTACCTTGAACATCACTCCCTTTGTAACTCTGAGTGATTCATGGAAAGAACCATATGAGGCAATCTACATGGACCCAGTGTTCGATAACAGTGATGCCAACAATGATGGAGTGTTAGACAATCCAGGATCTATCCTCTATCACAAACCTACCAGAACAGGTCAGAAAACTAATCATAATATTGGATGGGGTATCTCAGCTACAATATCTATACCACTTGATAAACGTCACAATGAGGGCTGCCTGAAGGCTGCTGACATACAGAATCAATATCATACCCAGCTGGTTGCTAATAAAAGATTAGACTTCGAGATTTCAAGATTGAAGCACTGTGCCGAGCAGAGAAAACTCGGAGTATATTTCCATCCTGACAGTCCTGCACATCAAATCTGTGCAGATGTTGTTGTGACAAATCCACATGGTGTTATTCCTAATCATCAACACGAGATTCCGAAATAAGTTTCTTCTTTCTTTTTAATCCTTTAAATTTTTCTCCCTGTTTTTTACCCAATAAGCCCTTAATTTTCTTAGTAGCTTGCTTTAATAAAGGCTTTATTAACCTTAATAATAGGGGTGTAGAAGCTGCTGCAGCTGTTGCCACTACTGCGATTGCAGCTGTTGTGCTTACTTGAGGTATAGTTGGTAATAATTTTTCGACAGGTGATGTCAATTCATAGTTTGTTATGCAGGTCTGACCATCCTCTGAGAGCGTATGAGATACAACCTTTTCCCTGGATTCAGCATTTCTCATATCGCCTACCCTCTGGTCTGTAGGTCCAGGACAGGGCACATCTTCTTTTGGTGGAGTCTTCGGTATGTCTAAATTAGGTTGAGGTGTTTCTAATTCTGGAGGTGGAGTTACAGGAGGGACTGACTGTTCCTGTACATATACTAGATTCTCTGGTTGATAATCCATAGGTTCAAACCAAGGGACAGAACCATCACACATAACACGAGATCCTCGTTCATCTTGGTTTACAAGTTCTATAGAATTTTTATTTGCAGGATTATATTTAACACAACCTGGAACATCTATTATCGGAGATCCAATAGATAAAGTTACAGGTGGAGTCTGAGGTATTGAAAAATTTATATTAGGTAGAGGAATTAAATTAACTCCTATGTAATTTATTCCAATACTTTGTATCTCAGGCACTTAGCAATCTGCAAAGTCTCTAGCCATCTGACCACCTATCTCTGCACCTTGTTTCTGTCCAAACATATTAAAGAATCCAGCTACCAACCATCCAACATAAGGTATCTCTGTAAGAGCTGGAGTTATAGGAGCAGTGATACTTGCTGCTGCAAGCTTCCCTGTAGCCTCTCCAGAGCCTTCTGCCTTGATACATGCAATCTGTTTAGCTTGTAGTTCAGAGCTCTCTGAGACGCTTCCAGAGGCTCCTCCTGCTACTGACTGTTCATATGTCTTTAGTTCTGCTTTACCTAGACCAAGAAAACCTGCTGGTTTATCAACATGCTTTTCGGTTTCAATTATCTTTGGTGAATGAGATTTATATCTGATGGTATATCCTTTCTCTGTGACACTTGCTATGTAACTTGTGTAAGGTCCTACAGGTAAATTTATTAAAGGTAAACTACTTTTTCTATTGACTGTTGACTGTATTAAAGCAAGATGAGACAGTCCAAATAATATTCCTAAAGAACCTATAAGTATTTTCCTCGATCTAGATGGCCTCTGGCTATACATTTTTCATATTATATATACTTATTCTACTGTTATTTTTACAAACTAACCAGTCTAGATAACTAGCTAGGCTCGGTAGGAAAAGTAACAGAACTCATATCTAAATTACCATCAGAATTTAATTTAGGCGATGCACTAGCTGGTAAATCACGCAAACTTTGACGATATGTTTTCCAAGAATCAGTAAGTGTTAAATCAGAACTAGCTCTCCAATCACAAGCTGCTAATAATTTATCTCTTTCTACTCTTAACAATCTCATTGGTTCTGCATTTGTAAGTCTTGTTAGTTCTGCATTTATTTCAGATTCAGTAGGTTTTGTATCTGAGCTAATCCAAGTTAATCCAGAATAATCAGTACCTACCCAAGAATATTTGCTTGTAGGTTTTAAAGATTGAAGTGCAGAATATACTGTGTGATTCATTATGTATCTCCTAATCTAATAAATGTAACATCACAAGTATTTACATTCTCATTACCTACCCCTGCCCAGTTATTACCAGCGATTTGAAATGTCGCTTCTGACACCACAGAAAATCTAAGTTCGTGAGCAGTATTGGTTACATCTAATATCACATTTGAACTTACATTTGAAAAAGTTTCTCCTGAGATATGTTTAATACTTGCGTAAGGTTGCGACACATAAACATCATTAAACAGCATGCGAGCAGTTATATATCTATTATCACCACTTGTATCAAAAAAAGTGAAATTATAAGTAACTAAATAAATTCCTGTAGTAGGAAAAGTAAAAATTGCACCTGAGTTTGTCATCGCTGAACCTATGCCAGCAAAAGTGTTATCATTTCTCTCCCAACTAGTTACATTCGTTGCAGTATTTCCAGAAATAGATTGTGTATTATAAGTTCTCCATTGATCTGCCATTGTAATTCCACCAAAACCTGTTGCACTTCCAGAACATGTCGCATTTGCAGGGAAGGTGACATTACCAGAAGCATCCATAGTAATTGCATCTGCTGATGCTCCTGTGTGTCTTATACTGTTAACTATTAATTTACTTGTCATTGTTTAATCTCCAAATAATGCTGTGAGTTCAGCATCAGTAAGTCCTAAAGCCTTTAATTTAGCTTTAGCTGAAGCAAAAGTGGTTGATTCTGTTGTTCGTAACTCAGTAAGTTTTGTCTCAATATCACTTTGAGAAATAGGAGAAGTACCATTTAACCATGTTATATCATCTAAATTACCAGAAAACTCTGCGTCTGGGTTAATGGCTTTTACAGCATCAGTCCAAATATAATTTTTCATCATGGTAAAATCTCCGCTAACATAAACATATTGGACGTATTTGCTCTAAAAATGTGACTCTCTGCCGAACCAACGTCAGTTCTATGTACCACTGTATATGTTCGTTGTGCAGTTCCAGTTGTTCCATCTACAAAGAATATAGGAGTTGTAGTTGCATTAGTTTCATATGTATGTGCAACTCCATAAGTCTGGCCTGCTAAATTGTCAGTTGATCCACCAGAAACTGCTCTTTTAATATTTATTATAGCGTTAGCACCAGTGCTGGTACTTCTATGACCATTTGCTATTCCAAATATAAATATTTTAGAGTTTGTATTGCTTGGTGTGATTTGTAGCGTCATACTTGTATCCACAAAACTTGTACTGCTTGTTGAAACCGAACTTCCTCCAGGTTCATATATCTGTGTAACTATTTGACCTAATTTACCAAGTGCTGAGGCAGCTGTAAGCAAGGTTGCATCTGCTGAATCAGGTAATGTAAAAACTCTTGTATTTCCACTAGAAGATGGAGCCTTTAGTTCAAAAGTACCTCCTCCAGAATCAGCTGTTAATTTAATACTACTCATATTATGTAGGCTCCGTTGGGAAAGTAACGGATGTTAAATCTAAATCGCCATTACTATCTATTTTAGGTGATGCAGACGCAGGTAAATCTCTCAGTGCTTGTCTATAAGTTTTCCAAGCATCATCATTTGATAAAGTTAAATCTCTAGATTGTGTCCAATCACAAGCTGTTAATCTTGTATTTCTTTCAAGTCTTAATAATTTCATTGGTTCGGCATTATTTAATCTTGTAACTTCTGCATCAATTTCAGCTTCAGTTGGTGCTGTACCACTATCTAACCATTTCAAACCAGAATAATCTGTGCCAATCCAAGTCCATTGCTTATTTGGCTTTAAAGTTGCAAGTGCTAAAAATTTTGTATAAATCATGCTACTACCTCGTAAATTATTATTGAAGATTGGTCACTATCAGTTCCACCACCCTGATTACCAGGATTAGCCTCTATTAATGAACCATTAATCATCTTCATTTGACATTTAAAAGTAATTGCACTTGTAGTACCAGCAGTTATTTGTGCATCAATCATTCCAGTGGTGCAATTTCTCATACCACTCTGACCATAATCTTTTGATCTTAATTCAATACCTGCAAGTTCTGTTGAGTCTTTTACAATATTAAGACCTATGGATCCTTCATAATTGCTAGTTATTATTACTAAATTCTGTATATGTGCAACTATAATTAATTTATTAGATGACGATAATGGAGTATGGCTTACTGTCAAATTAGTTATATCAACATAAGAAGTGCTTGTAGTGGTTGAAAAAGTTGGAGTACTTACATACGATGTTTTAACGACAGTTCCTGCTGGTTGAGCAGCAGTTGCGATAGCTTTTGTATCACTAATACCTCCAGTAGATATACCTGATATTGTTCCTGTTCCGTTGATTGCTATTGGCATAATTTAAACCACCGTATATACTGAACCGCTAGGTATAGTCAGCGTGACACCTGC